TGATGGAATTAAATAATGAGCAAAAAGCAATAATTGAGCACACCATTAAAAATGGAATATTCTGCGGCGGAAGCAAAGATATGGACAAACTGTGCGAAGGCGGATTAATGGAATCCGCTGGTAAGAAGTCATTTGTGCCAGATGAATACTACCGAGTGACAAGCGATGGAAAGAAAGCCTTAAACAAATAACACAAGGCTAGGCAACTAATAAGCGCACCCTATAAGGTAATAACATGAGTGAATCGTATTTAATTGAGTGGAGCAAGCAAAAATGAGTGATAAGACACAAGAAGCGCGTAAGTACTTAATGGAAATTCCAGAATTTAGATTTTATACGCATTATATAGAAAGAAATTCAAACGGACTTGCTGGCGACTTTGCCTATGATCTTGTTGAATATTTAAAAAGCCTTCCAAAGCCTGAATATTCAGAAGCCGAACAAACTCAATCAATAGCCACCATAAAGGCTGAGCTTATTGAGAAGGTTAGATTGTTAAAAATAGTATCTATAAAAAATGAAAAAGATTTTGGTTATGCTGTAGGAATCAATAAAGCTATTGAGGTACTAAGCAAATGAACCCAATAGACTTTAACCGCAAGATGGCTGAGCTAAAAGGTTTTAGACCATTCGGAACTCATGGAATAATGTGCTATGACGAAAATGAAGATGTCATGCCAACACCGGACTATTACAACGACTTAAATCTGCTGATGCCGCTGGCATGGAAGTTTTCCGTAACAAGTGAGAGTGATCCTGAAGATGACCCAGAATGGAGCGCGTATAAAACAAAATCCAGGGATAGTTATGGGCCATATATTTTAGGTTTTTCACAAAACAAAGACCCTAAAGAAGCTATTCGCCAGTGCTTAATTAAAATCTACGAGGAAACAAATACATGAACAAGCACAACCCAATATCATGGCTAATACTGGCTCTGCCCTGGTTAATAGCGTTCATAATATTAACAGTATGTTCATATTCTAAGCTTGTCGATGCTAAGGTATTTGAGATTAAGCCAATTACCCCTGAAAGCTGGCTAACGAAAGCAGCAGCCCAGAAAAAGTATAACTATTGCAAAGAAAACAAAAAATATTACTATAAGCATATCAAGTGTTCATGGGTGGTTAAGAAGTACGGGAAGGTGAAGAAATGAATAAGCAATTACAGGAATTTGCAAGATCGACGTTAAAGTTGGGCTTAGCAAAATTAGACGCTAAACAAGTCATGCTATTTAAACGCATGTATTCGCACAATGACCTATTAAAGAATATTAGTGATGTTGTCGATGATATGCCAGATGAAAGTCTTGATTGGGCTATGCAGCAAGTTCAAAGGAGTTTAGAAAAATGAGCGCGGAAGATTGGCATGGTATATGTCACTCAAATGGAATGAGCGGCAATTGTGGGCTAGATTGTGAGGCATTTAATACATCTGATTGCGAATGCACCGCAGAAATAGTTGAATCATGTAAACCGGAAGATCTGGAAGAATATGATTTTAGTTATCAAGAAATGTACGATTTCGGTTTTAAAGATTATCTAGTATCAAATATAGCGGAAGTAATTGGAAAGCTACGATATGAAGTTTTAAAGTTGCAGACAAAATATGATTTTGATGAAGGAAAAGAAATAGATAAATTGTTTGGTCATGAGGCGAAGAAATGAAGCAAAGACAGATTGGGATTGTATTGTTTATGGTGGCCGGGGTTATGATAATCGCCCTAATCGTTATAGCAATGACATAATATCGTGCTATAATAAGTTATCACTATCGTGATTCCCGCTGGTTTCTGGCTTCCAAAGGCAAAAAGTCATTTTTTTAATATAAGGGGATTACAATGAGATTATTAATATTATTAGCTATATCAATCTTTATTTTAGGATGTAACCATGAGGTTGACATAGTATCAGGTAGGGACAAAGATCAATATAATTTAATTGATTATGAAACAGAGCTAAAGATCAGTATTGATAATGATGTTATTTTGCTGCATGGTGACATTAACCTGCAAACAATAAAAAGTATTTGGTTTGCTGTTCAAGATTGTACTAGATTAACATCAAATACAGCGCCATACATTGCTGTTGTGAATGAAATACAAGATTATAATGGGCTATATTATAGGCATGATAACGTTATTGAAGTTGAGTATATGCTTGTTTATAGCAGAACAATTAGGCATGAAATGATCCATTACTTGCTTGATGTTAATGGTTATGTGGTCAACAATCATGAAAGTAGTTTATTTGATAAATGTTCTCCATTTTAATATACTGAGGTAGTGCCTCGAAATTACCTAGTGGGTAGATATGGCAGCTAAGAAGAAAAAGGCTAATCCAGTCGGGAGGCCGACAAAGTATTCTAAAACAATGCTTAATAAGGCTAATCACTATGTGGAAAACATAGAAGACTATAATCAGGTTATTCCGTCTGTTGCTGGTTTAGCAATATGCTTAAATGTAAATAGATCAACTATTTATGAATGGGCGGACGGTGATAAGCATCCAGAATTTTCCAACACTTTAAGCGCCCTTTCTGATTTTCAAGAAATGCACTTACTTAATAATGGATTAAATGGCACATTCAATTCAACAATTACAAAGCTTATACTAACTAATCACGGCTATTCAGAAAAGAATGAAGCTCAAGACGACGAACCAGCCCCTCCATTAAGCATAACTTTTGAAGTAAAAGATCCTGTGCAGGAAATCAGCATCACGAATGCTAAGACTTAATGCACCGCAACACATATTCCTTAATGAGCTTAATACTAAATACAGGGCCTTTGTTGGTGGCTTCGGTAGCTCTAAGACTTTCAGCGGTTGCCTTGATCTACTAATATTTGCCAGTAAGCATCCAAAGACACGTCAAGGCTATTTTGCACCGACTTATGGTGATATTAGGGACATCTTCTACCAGACCATAGAAGAGGCCGCGCAGTTAATGGAATTCACGGTTGATATAAAGACCGGTAACAAAGAAGTGCATTTATACAGGGGCCGCGCTTATTACGGGACTATCATATGCCGGTCAATGGATAACCCAGGCTCAATTATTGGATTTAAGATAGCTAGGGCGCTGGTTGATGAGATCGACACCATGCCTAAAGATAAAGCAACATTGGCATGGAATAAGATAATAGCTAGGCTTCGATTAAAGATACCAGGAGTCGAGAACGGCATAGGGGTGACAACCACGCCAGAAGGCTTTCTATTCGTATACAGTAAGTTTGCAGAAGACCCCACGGCTAGTTATTCAATGGTACAGGCATCCAGCTATGAGAACGAAGAGTATTTGCCTGATGATTATATACCATCACTACTTGAGACTTACCCGCCCGAGCTGGTTGATGCTTATATTGGAGGTAAGTTTGTTAATCTCAAGTCTGGTACTGTATTTAATGCTTACAATCGAATAAAGCACAGATCAATAGCTTTTATTGAAGACAAAGAGCCGCTACGCATCGGAATGGACTTCAACGTTACCAATATGAGCGCGGTTGTTTATGTTATGCGGGATAAGGAATGGCACGCAGCCGAAGAAATATCAGGCGCTTATGATACACCGGCAATCATTAAGGTAATAGAAGAGCGATACCCAGAGCATAATGTTCGTGTTTATCCTGATGCAAGCGGAAAGAGTCGAAAAACGGTAGATGCTTCGATCAGTGATATATCATTGCTTGAGCAAGCAGGGTTTATTGTCTACGCAAACAAAGCAAATCCACTAATAAAAGACAGGGTGTTAAGTACTAATGTCGCATTTAGCAAGGGTTTATTGTATATTAACGATATTAAATGTCCTGAATTTGCAAAGTGTATGGAGCAATTAGCCTATGATAAAAACGGGCAACCAGACAAAGCAAGTAATTTAGATCATTTACCAGACGCAGGAACATACCCAATTGCGTTTGAATTACCAATCACAAAGCCGGTGGCTAAACTTAAAGTTTCATTTGCAAGGTAAATACAATGGCTGTCGATACCAAACACGCTGAATACACAAAGAACCGCCCTAAAATAGATATAGTCCGAGATTGTGTCGAAGGCGCACAGGCTATTAAATTACGCACAGGCGGCGGAATGGGTAGCGGGTCGGAATTATGGGGCATGAAAGGCACCCGATACTTACCACCACCCAACCCAGCAGACACGTCTCAGGAAAATAAAGAGCGTTATTATTCATATCTTGAAAGAGCCAATTTTGTAAACTTTACCGGCTTTACCCTTGAGGGCATGGTTGGGATGGTGTTTAGAAAGCCGCCTGTTTTTACATTACCTCAATCTATTGATTACTTGTTAGAGAATGCAGACGGTAACGGATTATCATTAGAGCAAGTAAGTCAATCTATTGTTAGTGAGCTATTACAAGCCGGGCGTGACGGATTACTGGTTGACTACCCGCAAACCGAGGAAGGGCTAACAAAGCAGCAAGTCGCCGATAGGATGGTACGGGCAACAATAAAGTCGTATAAGGCTGAGTCTATAATTAACTGGCGCACCATTACGGTTGGTTCAGTAACCATGATTTCGATGGTTGTGTTGTGCGAGCCGACAGAAGTTGTCACTGGATTTGAAACAAAGGTACTTGATTATCACCGCGTATTATTTTTAGAAAATGGCATATATAAGCAGCAGCTCTATGATGAAAACGGAGATATGCTAGGCGATGAGTTAGTGCCAACAAACAACGAAGGCTCTACATGGAAAGAGATTCCTTTCGTATTTGTCGGATCAGAAGAAAATGATGTGAACGTTGATAAAATTCCGCTTTATGATATAGCAGAAATTAACGTCGCTCATTATCGCAATAGTGCTGATTATGAAGAAAGCTCTTATCAGGTTGGACAGCCTACTCCGGTTATATGGGGATTATCTCAATCATGGGTTAATGCAAATATGAAAAAAGGCGTCATGATGGGTTCCCGCAGAGCCATTCTATTGCCAGAAGGTGGCGGCGCTGATTTACTGCAAGCTAATCCAAATCAAATGCCAGAGCGTGGCATGGAGCAAAAAGAACAGCAAATGGTAAATATAGGCGCACGAATTATCCAAGATACAGGTAGAGCTAATGAAAACGTAGATGCTACCAACATGAGAAACGCAGGCCAGAATTCAAAGCTATCATTGATTGTATCTAATACGAAAGACGCGTTAACCAAGTGTTTACAATGGTCAATGGAGTATATGGGGTCAGACGGCGAAATCGTATTAGAGTTTAATACTCAATTCTATGACAAGACAATTGACCCGCAAACAATTATGGCAGGGATTCAATTACTTGATCGCGGTGTTTACGCTAAAACCGATTTAAGGGCTAATCTACGCAAGGCCAATATGATTGCTGACGACAGAACTGACGAAATGCTTAACGCTGAGTCAGAAGACGTGAACCCGATAATCTAATGTCTGCTGAAGACTTCCTTGTTCAAGCATCGAGCCGTCACCAAGTATTTATACAGCGATACGCGGCGGGACAGGCTAACGATGCTAAAAAGCTACTTAATAGGCTTAGGCTTGATGTATTGGCAAGGCTATCTCAAGAGCCTACCGAATTTAGAGCCAACCGTTTAAACGCACTTAGAATATCACTTGATGGCATTTACTCAGATATGTTCGGTAATATAAGTGACTCGATTAAAAGCAATGCGTTAGATTTTGCTACCCAAGAGACCGAATTTACAGGAAGAATGATTGATTCAGTCACAAAGGAAGGCACTGATATTAGATTGCCAATCTATGAGCAATTAGCGGTAGCATTAAGAGTTAAGCCGATGGTTATTGACGGCAAAAACATTCTAGTTGATGGCGCGTTAAGTGATTTTTGTAAGAATAAATCAAAAGAGATTATGCAGTTAGTTAATGACTCTATTGTTTTAGGTGATACCACACCAGAGATAAGCAAAAAAGTCAGTGAGTTAATGGGCGTTAAGCAAAACCGTCAGATTCAATCGCTAACACGAACAATAATTAATCACTCATCAAGTGTTGCGCGTGAGCTAACCTACGATGAAAACTCGGATATATTAGATGGTTACGAATGGGTATCAACATTAGACAGCCGCACAAGTTTAGTGTGTGCGGGTCGTGACGGTAAAGTTTACACTGTAAAGTCAGGCCCATTACCGCCTGCTCATTTTTCTTGCAGATCAACAACCATCCCAGTAGTTAAAGATGCCTTTACGATAGTCAGGCTTAAAGGTATGCGCCCACAGGTAGGTGATACAACGGGTAGAACAAGCGCAAATACAACTTACGGGGGATGGTTAAAGAAACAATCAAAAGGATTCCAGGATGAGGCGTTAGGGCCAGAGAGAGCCAGCCTGTTTAGGTCAGGTAAGCTTAAGATTGAGCAATTCACCGATGAGCACACCGGGTCTACTATCGGTCTTGATGGTTTAAGGGCTAGATATCCGTTAGTGTTTGGTGATTAGCTATACTTAAGATTAGATGAATTAAAAGAAACATGAACTCTATTTAATTCATCTAATGATATTATTTTTTGTACAATAATAACATCATTCATTGTCATAATAATCTCGCCATTAAAAAGCTTAACGTTATAGCGTTCATTACAGGTAACCATTGCCGAATCATTTATTTCTAATAATTCACCTTCTCCTTCGTAGCTCATAAAGGATGGTATTCTAGTAATTCCACCACTATTATGTATAAATCCGTGTGAATTGGCTGTTGAAGTTACTTCCCATGCAGAAAAAGCAGCGATCAATTCCCCGTCTTTATATAACCCGCCGATATTAGGGTTTGTGTAAAACGATTCAGGAATAACTAAATTTTGAACCGGCTTGAGCTCGATTGGATTATTAGCGTTTGCCGATACATCAGGTATCTTAGCGATTATTGGCGCAGCGCATAAAGCCGATAGTGATTTTAAAAAGTCTCTTCTGTTCATTGTTATTCCTCTATTTCGCCTCTAACATAGTTGACCCCATCAATAGTGCCAATTATCTCATTTCCAATTTTAAGAACGCCGACAGGGTTTATATTAGGGAAAACAAGAGCCGGTCTCTTTCCTTTATAAACAAATCGTCGCTGCCTTCTTTTGTCAATTCGTAAACCATGAGATTTTAGTATCTTTGCGGGTATTCTAGTTATTTCAGCCATTCTAGCGAAATAACTAGATTTAATTTGCTCTACCATTAGCTGCTTAAGCTGGTTATCAGGCAAACTATTTATTGCCTTGAACATGTTGTTGCCTAACTCAAGAGTCTTTTTAATTACAAGTATTTGCTTTAGGCGTTGGCGTTTTTTTAGTTTATTCATATTAGCCTGCCTTTTTCCGGTGATTAAATAAAGCCTCAACATAAGGAGCATTTCGTCCCATAGGATGGCAAGAGCACTCAGCAATTGATATAAATATATTGCAGTGAAATTTCAATTCATTATGTCCATACCATGCTGATCTATCACCATATCCAGCTATCCATTTTATGGAGTATGATATTTGGTCATCAAATCCATCCTGACTATCATTAACTGAAACTTCTTGAATAAATCCCACATTGCCTTTTATGTCGCTTATGACATCATACGGCTTATAAGCCTTTGTCAGCGTGTCTTTGGTTATCTCGTTCATATTCTAATATCCACGTCAGTATTACAAATAGCCCGAATTCTTCGATCGCTATCAACCTTTGTCACGTCGATTAAGTTGATACCGATATATTCGGGGCATTCTCCTGTTTCCTGTACGAAATCATCATACAACTTTGAAACTGCGCCAGTGATATCTGTCGATAGCTTTAGCTTTCGCTTATATAGTTCTTCTGTGTTCATAGTATTAGCTCGCATAAATGATTATAGATTAGCCCTTTATTCGATTAATGTCATGTGGATAACCTGTGTAAATCTTGTGCATAAGTTGTGTATATGTTAATAGGTATGTTATTATTTGTGTATATCCTGTGGATAACTAAAACGGTCAGTGACCAAAGAGAAAATTATGAAATTTAGAAACCAATTCCTAAAATATAAGCTTAATCAAAAAGAAGGCGATGATAGCGGAGATGGCGGAGGCGGTGGCGGAGAAGATCAGACAGCGGTAATCGCTGATTTACAAAGCCAATTAACAAAAGTACTAGCTAAGAATGATGAATTACTAGGCGAAACGAAAGCAGCAAAGAAGGCCAGAGAAGAGGCTGAATCTTTGGCTAAAACTAGCTCAGAAGATGCGCTTAAAAAGGCCGGTGATTTTGAGCAGTTGTATAAATCACAGCTAGAGCAAAACGAAGAGCTTAAAACAGGCTTGACGGAAAGGGACAAACGCGATGCTGACAATAACATCAGTAAAGAGGCGTTAAACATAGCCTTTACCCTGGCTGACAATATCAAGGACGGCGCACAAAACGCAACAATTTTATCTAGCTCTATAAAGTCCCGTTTAAAGTTTGTTGACGGAGAGCTAAAAGTAACAGACAAAGACGGAAATCTAACAGTTTCAAGTCTTGAAGACTTACAAAGAGAATTCGCTAATAACCCAGCATATAGCGGGTTATTAAAGGGTAATCAGTCCTCTGGTGGCGGTGCCAACGGTGATGGTAACAAGGGCGGCGGTGCTGCAAAAGAAATGGCGCGAAGTGATTTTGATAATTTATCTCAATCTGAGCGCAAAAAATTCGCTTTAAACGGCGGCAAAGTAATCTAAACTAGAGGGCTATAAAATGGCTAATGTACTAACAGATTTAGCGGCTGACCTATATAAGGCGGCTGATGTAGTAGGTAGAGAACAGGTCGGCATGGTGCCCTCTGTAACTCTTAACGCTGGTGGGTCAGAACGTGCCGCAGTTGGCGACACTGTACGATCTCACTTCACACGCGCCGCAGTCGCTGGCGACAATACCCCGTCAATGACTATCCCAGAGGGAACAGATCAAACGGTTGACAACAAAACCTTATCAATCACTAAATCACGTGGCGTACCCATCCCTTGGACGGGTGAAGACGTGATGAGCGTTAATAATGGCTCTGGTTACGAGACCATTTACGGTGACCAAATCGCTCAGGCAATGCGCACGCTCACTAATGAAATCGAAACTGATTCATGGGCCGCTGCTTACGTTGCATCATCCCGCGCATTCGGTACGGCTGGAACAACTCCGTTTGTATCTACATTAGTCGGCCCGGCGCAGGTACGTAAAATCTTAGTTGATAATGGCGCTGCAATGTCAGACGCTAGTCTTATTATCGACTCGACAGCAGGCGCAAACCTTCGAACATTAACTAATTTAACCGATGTCGGTGCCTCCGGTACTGATTCAACCTTGCGTCAGGGCATTTTGTTACCATTGTCTGATTTGTCTATCCGAGAATCTGCCAAGATAACAACCCATACAGCAGGTACAGGTACTTCGTACACATCCGCTGCAACGGGCTACGCCATTGGTACAACTTCAATCCCAATTATCACAGGCTCAGGCACTGTACTGGCGGGTGATGTTGTTACTTTTGCCGGTGATACCAATAAGTATATCGTTACAACCGGTGTCGCAGCTCCTGGAACCATTGTTATTGCAGAGCCTGGCCTTAAAGTCGCACTAGCGGCTTCTGCTGTAGCTATGACAATCGGCGCAACATACACAGGTAATATAGCCCTTGAGCGTTCAGCGTTTGAGATTGCTATGCGCGCGCCTGCGATGCCTCCCGGTGGTGATGCCGCAGTTGATAGCATGATGATTGTAGATGACCGGTCTGGCCTTGTGTTTGATGTGTCAGTGTACAAGGGTTTCCAGAAAACTATGGTTAATGTCTCAGCAGCATGGGGTGTTAAAGCATGGAAACCTGAAAGCATTGCTACGCTACTGGGTTAATCAAATTGTTGCCCCTTTAATTAGGGGCGCATTTTAAAAGTTAAACGGAGTCAATCAAATGCTATGTGAAACAGTAAAAATTCAAGCTGATAATGGTCAAGGCTTTATTATTATCAACAAAGAAGACCACAAAGAACAAAAACTATTCGTAGAAAAACCGGCTAAGCCTGCAAAAGCAGAGAAGACGGAAAAAGCGGATAAGTAATGGCTACGATAGTAGTTGAAACAGGCACAGGAAGCGCAACAGCAAACAGTTATGTTTCTGAGGCTGATTGCACTACTTACGCCACAGATCGAGGTATAACAATTACCGGAACCGTTGCGGATTTATTGATTCAGGCAATGGATTATATCGAGTCAAAAAACTTTATCGGCGACAAGCTAACAGAGGCACAGGCTCTTCAGTGGCCGCGTTACGGCGTGTATATAGACCGGTTTTATGTTGATTCTGACACTATCCCACAATTGCTGATAGACGCGCTTTGTGAGGTTGCTATTAGCATTGATGGCGGTACTAATCCGCTTTCTACATTAGGCCGTGAAACGATACGAGAAAAGGTTGATGTTATCGAGGTCGAATATTCAAAGTCGGCCAGTTCAAGCTCATATTTAACCGCGGCTGAAACTAAGCTGGATAAATTAGTTAAGAATATGAGCGGGATGGCTATTCGTGGTTGATTACGCAATATTAGCGAATACAGCTACAAGCCTACTAACCGATAACGGTCAAAACTTAACCTTTGGCCGTGAAACGTCAAGCGGGTTTAATCCTGTGACTGGCGTTGATACAACCGCATCGAGCACATATACAGGTTACGGCGCAGGGTTTGATTATAAGAAGTCAGAGGTTGACGGTGAAGTTATCCAGAATGGTGATGTTCGGTTGATATTACAAGCTGTAACAACGGCCCCATTAATCGGCGATACGGTAACTTATAACGGTTCTGTTTATCGTGTCATGAATGTTAACGAAGTATCCCCCGGGGGAACGGTCGTTATATACAAATTACAGTTGCGTGTATGAGCTTTGGTAAAGACTTATCGAAGTTTAATGACAAGGCATTAGATGCTGCAAAAAAAGTGCTTCAGGGGGCTGCATTAGAAGTTTTAGGCTCAGTCGTTAAGCGTACACCAGTAGATACAGGAAGATTGCGCGGAAATTGGCAAACGAGCCTTAATTCAGCTAGAAGCGGCGAAGTGGACACAGGCGCAAACGTGGCACTGAGAAAGATAGCAACTGAGACTAGCAAGATGCGGCTGAGCGACAGCATATACATGATGAATAACTTGCCATACGCCAGAACAGTTGAATATGGCACGTTTCCACAAGGAAAAGGGAAAACAGATAAAACATTGAATGGATTTTCAAGTCAGGCAGTCGGCGGGATGGTTAGAGTTACAATTGCTGAGTGGATATTTACAGTAATGAGAAAAGCAAGGGATAACAAGTGACTGTGTTTTTTGATATATCAGCGGCCCTTGATACCCAGTTAAACACAATGGCCGGATTGCCGCCCGTTGCATGGCATAATAAAAAGTATACACCGGTACAAGGCACGCTTTTTATCAGGCCAACATTGATACCCGCGACAACAACAGCGGCAACAATAGGCGCAGGCTCTGATTTCAGCACGGGGCTGTACCAGATTGATATATTTTCCCCAGCTGATGAGGGTAAAAACGAAGCGTCTACCATGAGCGATACGATTGCAGAACAGTTTAAACGTGATACTGAGCTGACATATAACGCCCGCACAGTGACAATAAGAAGCGCGTCACAGCGAGTAATCGGCAATAGTGATGGCTGGTATCATTATTCAGTAGACGTGCTTTATTATGCTTACACAGCAAAGAGGTAATTATGAAGTTAACCGAATTATTTTCTCCCAACGGAAAATCAAGCGTCAAATGCGGTGTAGACCGTGTTGAATACATGAAGTCTAACGGCTGGACTGAAAAGCCAGTAACTAAAACCAAAGAAAAGAAGGTGAAAGATAATGGCAACATTTAACGGTAATGCTGGCGCGGTTGAAATTGGGGCAAATGCAGTTGCAGAAGTTCTCGATTTCAGCATTGAAGAAACAGCCAATACAGTAGACGACACAGTTCTAGGCGATACTGCAATGACGCATTTAGCTGGCTTAAATAGCTGGTCCGGCTCAGTTAATTGCTACTGGGATGATACAGATACTAATGGTCAGGTAGCTTTAACCATTGGCGCAAGCGTTACCCTTCGTCTTGGGCCTGAAGGTCTAACTACTGGTGATGCGCTTTACTCAGGTACGGCCACAGTGACCGGTATTAGTCGATCAGTAGCGAATGACTCAACAGTTACCCAGGCTTTTACATTTACAGGTAACGGCGCGCTAACTATCGGTACGGCTGCATAATGGATATCACAAGCTTATACACGGCTGATAGACATAATGCAGGGGCTGAAATGCAGGTTTTGGATGAATTCGGAAGTAAAACGGATTTTTTCATAACTTACGCAGGGCAAGACTCTAAAATCTGGACGGATAACGCGCGTAGAAATCAGCACGAAGCAGTGCGGCGCATGATTACAAAAGATGAAGGCGGCGATGTAGATGAGGAAAATCTAAGTATGATACTTGATGCCACATTAGGGTGGCGAGGTGTTGATCTTGATTTTTCCAAAGAGGCGGCGTTAGTTTTATATCAGAAAGCCCCCTACATTATTGACCAGGCCGTATTGTTTATAAATAACCGTGTAAATTTTATCGTGAGCTAGTCGCCGAATTTATGGAGTACGCCGCATGGATGATTGAGGCGCACACTTGCCAAAAAGGATTTAAACAAACGCGATTAGCTGTACAAATGGAGATAGAAAAAAGAACTGGCAAAGAAAGTTCTTTTATAAGAAATAAGCCTAAATGCCCTTATGAGTTTTTGTATTTATGGGATATATACAATAAAGCCTTAAAAGGCTGTGAAAGGCTCGGGTATATAGAGCTTCAGGCGTTTAATCAGTTATCAGGTTTTGAGTTAACAGGTCAAGAAACCGATATTTTAATAGAAGTAGATATTCTAAGGCGCAAAGGTAATGACTGATATTGCAACCCTCGGTATAAAGATTGAAGCGTCAGATATCAAGCGTGCAGTTGCTGAACTTGACCGCCTTGAAAAGCAGGGCAAAGAAACAGAAAGCCGGGTAAAAAAGTTAAGAAATTCATTTAGCGGCTTGGGCGGTGCAATTTCCGCACTAGGTCTTGCTGTAGTCACTAAAAAGCTAATCAGTCAGGTTAGTGTATATCAAAGTCTATCCAATAAATTAAAGCTTGTCACTGATGGCACTGAAGAGCTTGCACAGGTTCAGAGCCAGTTATTTGATGTCGCACAGGATACCCGCGCAAGTTATGAGGCCACCATTGATTTATATAGTCGTCTTGCTCGATCAACTGAAGAGTTGGAGCTTTCACAAACTGATTTATTAGGTATCACAGAATCGGTTAATCAGGCGGTGGCAATTTCCGGCGTTGAGGCGGCGAGTGCTTCAGCGGCCCTCTTTCAGTTAGGGCAAGGTTTAGCGGCGGATGCGTTAAGGGGTCAGGAATTAAACTCTGTGATGGAGCAAACGCCACGCCTTGCAAGGGCGATTGCTGATGGCTTAGGAGTAGAGATAGGCGCTTTGCGTGAACTTGCAGCAGAAGGCAAGCTTACCGCTGAAGTCGTTACAACCGCGCTAAAGTCTCAGGCTTCAGTATTAGCTACCGAATTCGATCAAACAGAAAAGACAATCTCCCAAGCTTATCAACAGATAGAAAATGCAGCGTTAAAAACCTTCGGAGCGATCGAGGGCGGCGACCTGGTTGAGTCGATGGATGAGTTCAGAGAGATACTTTCCGATCCGGCAATTGTTGAAGGACTACAAAGCATCGCAGGCGTAATGATTAAAATTGTTGAGTTAGGTGTTCAATCGGCTGCTGGCTGGGGGATGATCTTTGGTTTATTCACTGATAAACGGTCAGAAATTGAGGTCGTTTTAGAAAAGATCAAAGAAACTAAGGAGGCAATGGACAGCGCCCTGGATAAAGGCGCAACTGGTATTACCGGTTATGTTGATGAGCTAAAAGTTTTAGGTGAAGAGTATGGTCGCCTTATCGAACAAAAGCGCATATTCGATGCACCGAAAGAAGAGGGCGAAGAGGGCAGCGGCCCCATTGAGTTGAAAATAGAAGAGATAGCTCAATTACAGGAGCTACAGGCCACGGCCGATGCCTTTAGAATATTACAATCACAGGAAACATCACAAGCATTATTAGATGATGAAATATCAAACAATGAATTAATAGCAAATGCAAATTCACTACACAGGCTGAATGAGGAAAGAAGCGAGCGTATACATAGGGAGGCCATGAAAAATATAACAATGAACGCATTAGGCAACCTGTCATCATTAATGAATGCACGATCTAAAAAGTTATTTAAAATAGGCAAGATCGCCTCGTTAGCAACTGCAACAATAAAAGGCTACGAGGCAATTGTTAGCTCATACGCGCACGGTGCTAGTGTCGGCGGGCCTTTGGTTGGAGCCGCCTTTGCAGCTACAGCGGCATTAGCTACGGGCGTTCAGATTCAGAATATAAACGCGCAGCAGTTCGGCGGAGGTGGCGGCGTGTCTGCGCCAAGTGGTGGTGGTGGCTCTAATGGATTACCTCAGTCAGTACCAACGGTTGCACCTGCGTTAGGCGGCCCAGAAGCGGGTCAGAATGGTGGTGGTCAGTTAATTTTAAATATAACTGGCGGTGTAATAAATGAAGAGTTTATGAATGATGAATTAATCCCCGCTTTGCAGGATTTTGTAGACAACAAAGACGGTATTTTAATTCGCAGCGATTCACGTAACGGTCAGGAGTTTTTTGAGGCATGAGCATAACTTACACGGCAAAAAAGGGCTTGAAACTGATAGGTACAGAGGTCGGGGCGTGGCTTGCTGACACTACGGCTGAAACTGTTGTGGGTGCTGAGTTGATTGTTAATGGCGATTTTCCTATTAATGTTAGTGGCTGGATAGCAGGAACAGGCATAACGGTCACACATGACACCACAATTTATACTAGTGGCGGAATGAAGGTAACAATGGGTGCGACTACTGCACAGGGTAGTTCGCAGAGTTTTACAACAGTTGTTGGTAAATTATATGTTATTTCTTGTGATGCTTATGCTCCTAGCTCAAATACAACGGTAAACGCTGCTGTTATTTCAATAGATGCAAACGGGGCTACTGTTGGTGACGGTGAATCAGATCATATTAGTTCTGAAGATGCTTCTCAGGGTTTAAAGTTTGGATTTATCGCAACAGCAATAACAACCACGGTTTATGTCTTTGTACTCAATAGAGGTATTGCATGGGGTGTCTCTGGTGATGTTGCGTACTTTGATAACATAACTTGTAAGCTTGCAGACAACGACCTATCAGCAAACGATCATGATTTAGCATACTACGGTAGTATCACTAAATCACCCGTGGAAACTGGTTCAACCGTTATGGGTTACAGCGGTTTTAGTGCTGCCAATTATTTAGAGCAGAGCTATGATTCTGCGCTTGATTTTGGTGCTGGTGATTTTTCCGTTCGCGGTTGGTTTAGATCATCAAATAAATCCGTTGGGTTATTTGATCGAAAAAGAACTGGTTGGACAACTGAACCTAGGCTTCAAATACAATTAAGCTCAACTGGTTATTTAGGTGTATTTATGACATCAGCACACTTAAACTCGGCAACAGTTGATTATAGTGACAACGTTTGGAGATTTGTAGTCATTACCAAATCATCTAATATATTGTACGCATATGTTAATGGTGTATTAACAGATTCCATAGCAAATACAGATACCAATACTGACGCATCAGCCGTAACGAGGATGGGTGTTCAGATACAGACAGGTGGATATACAAACGACCATGAGCAAGCATTATGGAGCGTACTCCCATCAGCCTTAACCGCCACACAAATAAAAACCATTTATGACTCTGAAAAACACATGTTTAAAGAAAACTCAGTGTTTACGCAGGTTGATGAGGAATATAGCCTTGATTTGTCTTTAGATAGAGTAAACAGGTCAGAGGATATCACCTCAAAAGAAAGCGTATCTATTGGCGGAAATCAGGAAACCGTATTTCAACGTGCTGATGTTTTATACGACATAAATATTAAAAACATACCTAAAGCATCGCTTCCAGCTTATAGGGTATGGCTTCAATCGGTTAATGCCGGTGAGACGTTCACATTCGACCCATACGGAACAATAGCAAGTGAAGACGACCCTGTTAGTGTTATTGCCGATGGTGGGCACAAAGAATCAAGAAATGGCACATTAGAATATTTCAATATTTCAGTTAAGATGCGTGAAGTATGAGAATAGATACAGCTAATTTTTCAGCTAAAAATACCAGTGCAAGCAAAAAGCCGCGTTATGTTGTGCGGATTTATTTTGATAATGCAAATACTGATTATGTTGAATTCACATCACATCCTAATACTGAGACATCAGGCGGAACGGTTATTTCAGATGTAGTTAGGGCGATATCAGGAACTTCTCAAAAAATAAATCCAGACCGTGGAAATTCGACCATTGGTGGCTTTAGCTTTTCTCTAGTTGATAAAGATAGCGCAATAACTGAGTACTTTAGAGATAAGTCAAATTCCGGTGACGGGCTAAGGCACAAGCGCGTGCAATGCTATGTTGGGTACCAGGATCTATTATGGGAAAAGTACAGCTTAATATTAACGTATATAATTGATAAGCAGCCAACTTATAATAATGGTGTTTATAAAATAACGTGCTCAGACATTCAAAGAATTGTCAGAAAGGATATATTTTTACCTGAAAAAACGACACTAAGCCAAACGGTTAGTAGCACACAGGACTTTATTCCAGTAACGCTATCAGATTTAACAAAATACCCAACAATATTACATGATTCAAGCTATTCAGACAGACCGAGCGAAAATGTTAATTATATAATCGTTGATGATGAGATTATTTGTTTTTCAGGGATATTCACGCATACAGACGCAGGGCCATCTTTTCAGGTGGTTGAGCGCGGCGCATTGAACACGCTGGCTGCTGTTCATGAATCAGACACAGAAAAATCGGCCGGTAATCGAAAAAAGGTAACAGAGCATATATTTATAGCTGGCCCAGCGCCTAAAGTTGCTTACCAGCTTTTAACCGGGCATGTATCCGAAAACTTGCTTCCATATTCAGAGGATTTTATAAATCCTGCTTGGGTACTAGCTGGGCCCACCTTAAATGGGAATGCGGCTGTCGCGCCAGACGGAACAACCACAGCCGAAAGGCTAAACATGAATGCAGGACTTGGAAATCATGACATATACGACGGATCTACAACGGCCTTAAATTCGATTGTCACAGGTTCCGCGTTTATATCTAATGACGGGTCAAGATATGCAGCCTTAACTTTACAAAATGGTACGGTTTATGCGGGGATCGTTGTTGATCTTGAAACGGGGAGGGTAGTATCGACTGATAGTAGTTCGGGTGCGCTTGTCATTAGGTACGCCGCGATAAAGCATAATACTTATTGGAGAATATATATAACAGGTAATTTAGTTACAGAAACATATGTAAATCTGTTTATAGGCGGCGCTGATGGGCCATCACCAACATATACTAATTCAAGGCCATATTATACTGCTGTTGCGGGTGAGGATTTATTTATATGGGGCGCACAATTATCAGAAACTAATTATTTTATACCTTATGTAAAAACGGCCGGGTCCGCACAAGCAAAAGAAAGCCTACCAGACAACTGGCACTTGGGCGTGAGCCTAGATCTGGTTAGACTAGAGGACTATACGGACTTGGGCGATTCCATGTGGAACCAGTTCACAGATGAAGGGCGACACGTTCGATTTGAGGGGCATAAAAAAACAGATGGAAAAAAATTCATAGAAACACAGATTATGTTGTGGCTGGCTGCATTTATGCCGGTTTACTCCAATGGTCAAATAGGCATAAAATTACTTTCCCCAATATTAAGTGATTCAAGTTATATAGAAGAGTTAACCGCAAGAAATGTAGTCAGTTATGGTGATTTAAAGCACGACTATGAGTCTGTTATAAACAAAATAGTAATTGATTGGAATTATGTATTTGGCAGCAAAGAGTACACAAAAACATCAGCATTACTAGATAGCGATTCAATTTCAAAACATAATGACGCTCCAATAAAATCATTGAAACTGCGCGGCGTTCATACGGCAAGCCATACAGATGAGAATTTATTAAGTTATTTTAATTCTATGCGGGATAGATACAGCGGCCCCCCTGAGCTTTTAAGCCTAAAAGTTTTGCCGTCACTGAATACGCTTGAAGTTGGCGATGTGGTTAATGTTGATTTAGATCAAATTAGAGATTTTAACGTTGATTCTGGCACAAGCTTAAACCGTGCGTTTGAAATACAGCAAGTTTCCACAAACTGGATGACAGGCTATGTAAATTTAAAACTTTTCGGCTCTAGCCAGAAGGCAGGAGAGCTAACAAGAAGCGCATTAAGCAGTGTACTAGATGATAGCTTTTACACCAGTGACGGAACAGAATTAAGCACAGTATTAACTATTGTTGGTAGTTCTGTGACCGTTAGCGGATCACTTACGGGCGGTGATACGATGGCTGAAGGAATCTATTATTATGACGGCAATTTAACTATTGATTCTGGTGTTGTTATAACTATTGATAAAAACACTCAGTTAAGAATAAAAGGTCATTTAACTATAAACGGGGACATAGACGGGAAAGGGCAAGGCTATTCTGGCGGCGCTGGTGCAACTTTGTGGAGCAATGGCACCACAACATTTACCGGTGATCATCTTACCCATAATGCCGGAATAGGTGTGGCCGGGTATATTGGCACGACAAGACCATGCGGCGACCTTCCGCCATCTAACAGGCTGTTTTATGGCTTTTATGATAATGACCCAACCGTGACGGCTGGCGATGCCGTTAACTATTTTGATGTCGTAAACAACAGTGCATCACTCACGGGATTACCTGCTAACTTAATGGGCAGTTCAGGCAGCGGCGGCGGCGTCACTAGCTTTGGTTCAAACAGAACGAGAACTATTGAGGTTGTCGGGACGGATGGCGGGAATAGTGGCGCCGGATTGTTGATTATATCCAGGGGTAGTTCATTTGGGATTGGTGGCAGCATTGATTTATCCGGCGATGATGCAATTGAAAATAACGGGAGCGCGATCAATGCCAGCGGATCAACAGCGATAGGCTCACCTGGAGCAGGTGGAGCAGCAGGCGGATTGCTAATATTAATTGATGGAAACAGCACGTCTCCAAGTATTGGGGCAAACTTTATAGCTAATCATGGCAATAGTCCATATAGAGGCGATAGAAGCAACACTTCAAGCTATCAAGATCCGTATAGCTACTCGCCTTTGATTGGGTTTGCTGGCGGCTCAAGGCTTAAGTCGTCATATCGTTTACAGTATTTGCCTGAATCCGAAACCATAGAGGAAGAGCAAAAAGATAAATTTGTTATCGGCGAGGCTTTTTTGCAAAGCTGGACAGCTAGAAGATCGGCCGCACAGGTTAATTTTTTAGATGTTTCATATGGCAATGGTTTGATAGTTGCGGTAGGCTCTAATATCGGCGGTACGGCTGGCATAATTCAATCATCGAGTGATAACGGGAACTCATGGACGGCTAGAACGGTGCCCGGTACGGTAAGCGCTGTTAATGGGACTGCTTATGGTAGTGGCTTATTTGTTGCAGTAGGGCAGAAAGACGGGGTTGACGGATACATTGCAACATCGACAGACGGTATAACCTGGGTGGAAAGAACTAACCCACAAAACTTGAATTTATCTACTGTAGCATTTAATAACGGGCTATTTGTAGCGGCGGGAGAATCAAGTGCCGGTGGGCCTATAACTTACATCGCAACATCGACAGACGGTATAACCTGGGTAGACAGATCGCCTGCCGTTTTTTATGGTAATTGCTCTAAAGTTATCTGGGGAAACAATGAGTGGATTATTATTTCATCTGTTGTTCTTACGTCCCCAGATGGTATAACTTGGACACAAATCGGCTCTACCAGTGTAAGCTTATATAGCGATCTTGTATGGGATGGTAAAAACTATGTTGCTACATACCAAGCTGGCGTGTACGGCGACGGTATATATGTGTCGCCAGATGGGGATATTTGGACAGGAAAACCAACACCACATGACACTCCATTAAGGGCTATTGAGTATGCGCAAGGTGTTTACGTTGCAACGGGTGATGAATTTGCATCACAGACAGTTATCCTAACGTCAAAAGATGCTACTGACTGGACAAATATAAATGTCCCTGCAAATGTTCCAAGCACAAGAATGACAGCGATCACCTTTATAAATAATAAATTTGTTATTGTTGGTCAAAATGTAGATGCGACCTATGGTGGCGCGGTTTTAACATCTGTTAGGGTTGATTACTAAATCATGGTATATTTAACTAAATTTAGGAGTAATTAAAATGGCTAATGACCCGCATAATGGCGCAACTCTTGGGCTATCTGAAGACAGTGTAACCGGTGAAATAAAGAATAACCTAAGCTCAGTCGGTGCAGCGCATGTGCACCTTGCCTCAAGTGATTTAACATGTATAAAAACAATCACAGAAAAAATATACTCTGATACCCTAGTCGGCTCACGAATTACTGAGGGCGGCCTTGAAGATTGCAGTTATTTTCAATTTCAAGTGACGGGTGTCGATGCTGATGATGACATTTCTATCGCTATTTCGTTAGACGGTGTTAATTTTGTAACCATTCCAGTTATAAACATAGCTACAGGCGCAGAAATCGCAGCAGGAACGAATATTGAGGCCGCAGGAATGTACCGGTACGGAAATGAGCCAACAGCAACTTCATTGCGTGATGCCCCAACAGGTTTGGGTGTTTTGTCTATAAGGATTACAAGGGAAACCGCCACTGGCTCAAATCAGGTTGATGTAACCATGAGGGCCAGTTAATGTCTTATAATACTTATGATGTAGACTTTAGCAAAGCAAAAGTGGGTGTTGACGGTGTTTTGTATAAAGCCGGATGGACAACAACTGATGATACGCTTGAAGGGCTTGGGCGTGGCTATGATGGCAATAGCTGGGTAACCCCTAATGGTGCAACTATTGTTAACGGTGGCTTGAGAGCTACAGTTGCAAATAAAATAGATTTAACAATGGCAGATGCAGCAGGGCGCTATTCTGCAATCCGATCTGCATACATGGCTCGTGGCGCATTGCAAATAAAAATACATTTAGCAGATTTGTATGCAATTGGTGCATCATTAGGCATAGTAATTCAGAGTACACCAGTCTCTGGTGGAATAGGTTCTCCGGTTATTGTCAGGGTGCAAACCTCAGCATTAGCAACAGACAGGTATAATCAGCTTGTATCAGATTATGACGGCAATGAAGCGTTAACTAATCCTTGTTTTGATCAGGCAGGATCTCAGGTTTATGATGCCGTTGATGCTTATACAGTATTCCATGCAGGTTTAGCTGATGGTGCTGGGTATGTAAATTATGGTATTGATTGGGTCGGGAACGTTCAGCGTATATTTCTGAACGGTTATCTGGTAAATATTAGATTTATCGACACCTACGACACTGAATTTAATCTGATTGATTTTCAGCGCAGCCCTACGCAAGTTAGCATGAAAGAGCTGGTAATGATTAACCGACCTTTCACACGAAGCCGAGCCGTGGAATGCAGAATTGCAATGGTGGGTCACTCATACGTTGACAGGCAGGCTTTAAATAGAAAATCATTTGATAATGGTATTGCGGGTGGATACCCAGGCTTAATATATGAATACGGAACTGTAGACTCTTTGAATCCATCCATTTTAAAAAACCTAAATATTGAGGCTGAAATATTTTCGACTGGGTATTCTGCACAGGCTATTGCCTATCAGGAGTCTCGCATTATCAATGGCACTGCCACTGCATTTACTACGGGCACAGGCAATGATCAGGATCAAGTTAAACGCCATAGACCGCATTTCTGTGTGATGTTCGGTTCCGTTATTAATGATGGAGCCACAGCATCGCTCACGCTAAGGACATCAATACATGATATCTCTGTTAACCTTATGAGCGAAGGAATCATACCTGTTTGGTGTGTGGAGTGGGATAATATCGCCCTCAGTGCGACAACAGCCCAAGGATATGTTGAATCTGAAGTTGCAAGACAGCAGGCAATAAATGATATGGGTATTATATATGGCTCTGTTAAATTCGGTGCAGACCCTGATCATTCCCTGTCATCGTATGAGGTATCAACCGGTCGCCATCCAAACCTTAAGGGTCAGGCGCTTTGGGGTGAATATATTGCCGATGAAATAAATAGATTGATACTTAATCCGCCGAACTATTCAAGGCTAGCTGGTGGTGATGGACAGTATATGGCTATAGCGGCCCCAAGTTAATGCAATATAGTGGCTTTAAAAATTGGTATCGACAATACAGCATAACCGGCACATTAGCAGACCGGTTGCGTATTTACGACTCTTATCTACACTGGACAAACGAAAACGATTACCGCCATGATGTTGCCGTGATTTACTATTAACTCATACGGGTGATAGCAAAATGTTAAAAGTGTACTAAACTAGCATAAGGGCACTTGCCTTATGAGATTTTTTAACAGTAGGAAGGTAAAGATGCCGATTAGTGATCCAGATGCAGTAAAGGGCAGTGTTGGTATTATTGGATTTCTGGCAGCTTTGTTAATTAGAAGATCAGGGGCAAAATTTAAAAGACTTGAGGAAAGGGTGGACGTTATCGAAGCTCATTATGCGACAAAGGACGACATTAAGGACGCTTTAGCAGAGTTCAGGGCTGGCAATAATTATCTCAGTGAAAAGCTCGACAATAAAACAGAGTCAATAACTTCCATGTTCAAAGATGAGCACAAAATAACAAGGGATTCAGTGGTTGAGACTCAAACATCTGTCGCCACAATGCATGGAATGCTAGAAATCTTGATAAAGAAATCATGAAAGGCATAACCACAATCTTTGCAGAAAAGAAGTGGGTATTCTCGTACATTGTATTAACACTGAGCTATTTCAGGTTTGATGATCCAGGGCTAATACAAATACTGGTCATCCTAATACCTTCAGTATTCGCACTAGCCGCCGCAGATAAATACACTAAGATGCCTAAAAGCTAATACGGTTTTGGCATTGAATTAAAAATACTCATCACATCTGTGAACGGCTTATGTTTGATCGGCTTACGCTTTGCCTTCAACGTGCGTTTAATATGCGGGATTTCATCAGTAACACGGTTATAAGTGTATTCCTGTTTGTCCGTACAGGCTGATACATGTAAATCTGTGATCTTTAGGATATGAATTAATCATATTTATAGCTCGGTTTTCAACAATCATATATCACCCACCATAACCATGATGCAGGTTAATATTATTAATATGCTAATTAGGGTAGCAAATATAGCGTCTATCTTTGTTTTTAACTGTCCAAACTGTTCATTATTCATATATCACCTACCTTTCTAGTACTATTTCATTAAAATACTGCCACATATACCGGTAACGTATTATTTATGTTCTGTTATGCACAATAACCGTTAATAAATCGGTTGTTTTCAATCTGACTTCTCATATCGGTTAGAGCTAAATAACGTCCATAAGCGATAGGTAGGTGTATTCCTTTGTCATCCATGTCAAGCGCAGAGTTATATTCCATATTAAAGCCGTATGAATCTTCAAACCAATTAATCTTTCTTGTTAGTTCGTCTTTTAATGCCGTTTTTGTTAATTTCTCAGCCATTACCTATCCCCTATTATGTGATTGATGTTACTGGTTCACTATTTTAATTAAACCATCCAATATATCTGGCTCTCCGCCGCACAAAATAGCAAATATACAAAGCCAACTGATCATTATAGCTACCATTGCGTTCTCATTCATTTTATCCACCTATTCATCTACACAATCAAACCAGGATTGGCTGCATTCTTTGTTAATCGACTCAGTAAACGCCTTCTCAAGCTGCTCTTTTCTAAGCTCTGCCCACACCTCATCTGTCCATACACCATCACAAGCCTCAGCACCGCAAGCAAATAAACAGATAGCCAGTAGTAGGCCGTGTATTAGGTTATTCATTTAAAACCCCGTAAATTCTTTAAGTTTCAAAAATTGATCTTCTGTTAGAACTACGTCTTCTTGTCTTAAATTCATAGAGTCAAATTCGTCAGATGACATGTATCCGTACTGATTCTCACAAGTATCTATAAATCCATCGCCGGAATCAGGGTCAAATAATCTGATATATCTTTTTGCTTTGTAGTCTTCGCACTTTGGATGATGGTTAGGCACAGGAAACCTTCCGTTTTCTGTTATCTGGTCAAATATCCAGCACATTGTTACGCAATCACACATAATTTTATATCCTAATTATCTTTGAATTCTCGGCGAGTACATTACCGATCTACCATTTATCATTCTTACTCCATCCAATCCGGCCCCAACGGCTCTACCTTCGCATGTTGCGCATAAGGTGCCGTTTTCGTGAACTTCACCATGCAAAGTCCCTTTATCACCAACAAACCCAATGCCACCACACCAAAAGCTAACAGATGTATGAGAATATTTTCCATTGCGCCAATGATTAGATGATGATCTTACCCGATGGAAATATTTCCCAAGTCTCGCTATATAAAATGGTAACGACAACTTGACCGGTTTAACGCGTTTATCGCAAGAGAGTGCGGTAATTGGAACTTCCAGCTCTATCTTATTCACTTCGTCACCCCATCGTGATTAAAGGCATTTCTTAAGTCTTCCTTAAAATTCTTATCCTGTAGTAGCGTCATTAACTCTATTTTAGGTTGATCAGATTTAAGATCACCCACACAATGCTGACAGGGTTTGTTTTTAACTTTTTGGGTATCGTTGCAGTATTCACACATCACTCAAACCTCATATAGTCAGTTATTACTCTTTTAGCTTCTAGCCAGTCATAGCACGTATGCGTTAGATAACCAGCACGATGCACGTTATTACCAAAGTCTTCTTGTTTGTCGCTTAGCGTGTTCTTACCGGCCTTCATTTCGATAAATAAGCCGTGATAGCCATGCTTAGCAACGGGCAAAAATATATCCCATACCCCAGGCTTTAAACCGGTGGCCTTAAGTGAGTTCATCTGTCTAGCTCTTTTGCCCTTGTCACCTGCTAAAACGGCTCCGTTAGGTATAGCAAACATCCATTCTAATTCGGGTATGTGGCTCGCCCATTGGAATAATGCCTTTTGGTGGTCATGTTCTAGGTGATTTCTCAACTTTCCAGCCTCATTAGTGTCGCGGCCAATAGATGCAGCTCAGAGCCATAAACATTCGTAAACTGCTCCTTACTCATGTGAATCGAGAAAGAGCCTCTATGGCACTCTAAACACAGCGGAATGGTAAGAAACGGGTCTTTTATGCGCTCAGTCCTAATGTGATGCACTTCGACTGGCGAATTATCACACGCTGCACAAGATAGACCGGCCACTCTTCCCATGTGCCTTGATGCCTTACTCACTTATCAGCCTTTAAATTAGTGCCCTCATACAAGCTTTTTCGTAGTTCTGGCTTAATCAATTTAATTGTTCCATCACGGTTTAGCTTTGCTAATGCTTCGATTTTCTTTTCTTGTTGGTTGCTCATGGCTTTCTACCTCTTTAATGTTCTTTAATCTTAGTCGTTATTCGCTAAAGTTGAATGCCTCGAACGGGTAAGTGTCTCCCCCGGCAATGACTTAAGAAACAGCTTACTTTCATGCGCCATAAAATCAGCTAATGGATTAATCCCACGGCCCTTTGGTCTATGGCGGGTAACCGGCTTATCTGGCTCGGTTAGGCTTTCTGGTGTGTCTTTGTATTCCATAATATTCACCCCGATTTGGATTTACTCCACTTAAACTGCTTTTTCGTTGTTAAGTGCCATAATCCGCAATATTTGCATTTATATGGACGCATCTTCTTACCATGTTTTGGCTTACTAATTTTCTGCTTCTGTGTTCTGGATGACTTTGTAATAAATTCAGCATCCTTTTTGGCTTCTTGCTTTGTTTCATAGCCAACCTTATTGCACATAATCTATCCTCTTAAGAAGCCCTCCCCCATTAGGAGAGGGAATTACTACTATGACTCGGTTAAAATGGCGGTTCGTCTAAATCATTGAAATTTACATCACCAGAACTAGGCTGGTTTTGCAACTGTTGCTCGGGCTGATTCTTTGCCGCACGAATACGAATGCCACCTGTCAATTTGCCCCCAAATGAAACGTTTGGATCATTAAATAAAACGATCTTCTTTCCAGGCCAGTCATCAGTATTTTCCGAGCCTGTAGCCTGGGCACATAGCTGTATGTTAGTCCAATTAAGCACAAACGGCTTATTTGTACCGTCTGATGCAATATTTTCCTGAATAAACATTACCCATTTCATTTCTGGGGGCTGGTTTTCCATTGACAAATCTTCTTGTACGACTCTTGCAATAGTTACCAGCTTGTCAGGCGTACAATCTTCCTTCTTAAGGTACTTAGTTTCTTTCATCTCATTGATGTTCATATCAGTTTCCTGTTTTATGTGTATGCTTTTAAAAGAGAGCAAACGAACTCTATAAATTCAAGTATTCTTTTAGCATGGTGTTTAATTGTCTTTTGTCATATCTTAAATCTTTTAACCTGTTATTTAGCATCATCTTCTCATCGGCTGACAGGTCAAAATACACCATCTTTAGTTTTTCAGCGCATTGGATTTCATCTTGCGTATCATTATGTATCTCATCAAAAACACTAGCTACAGCCCTGTTAATCTTCTTATAATCAACAGGATCATTGTTGATGAGTGTTGTCATCTGGCTTATATGCATTATCTAACTCCACTGTTTCAGCAATTAACGCCTCTAATGATTCGTCACGCTGGCTTGTTGTTGGTTCCAGTTCATCCAGCCATTTCTGATAATCTGGCGGTAGAACCTCCTGCATGTCTTGGATATCTTGTGGTATGTAGTTCATTTTAAACTCCCGTAATCATCACAGCCTTGGGGCGGCATTCCAAAATCCCAGCTCTCTTTACTCATAACCGGTCCATAAGCCGCCCTATCTTGCGCCCCTCTAATTCTTCTTATGAGAAGGCATAGACAGTTCTTTGCGTGGGCTTCCGTCATATCCGACACTAGAATCTCTCTGCCATCTTTAGTTTTCCATGTTTCGTCTGTCATATTCATTCCCCCTCAGTGAATGGTTTTGGTTTATTTTTTGATCTTTTCCTACGGTTATTTGCTTGCTCTTTTCTTGTTGCCCACCGGCAGTTATCTGGTTTATAATCTCCATTATTATCTATTC